ATACCAGGTGTCCTTAACATAGGTGATGTGTTAACATCTCCTTCAACAGGATGTGATTTTATCCTGGCAGAGACTACAGTGAAAGGAAACTCAACTAACGAAAGATTCGTAAGATTAGATTATATTACAGTAAGTTCGAGTATACCAGAGCATTTTGTATTTGATCTGTCTGATTACGAAAATGAATTTAAAGACCAAGAAGCTTGTGAAAAAGTAAAAGGTGACTATAATGCCGCACGTACAGACGGTGAGATTGGAGAACGCTATTGGTTTTACCAAGAGCAGTTTGACAACGCTATGCCAGGTTCTGAGCAAGAGATTGTATTTCAAAATTTAATGTGGTTTATAGATTGGTTATACGGACATAAAGAATTAGAAGACTAATATGGGACGTAAGAAGAAGGTTGAAGCACCTAAAGAAGAAGAACCTGTAAGGTATGAGTGGGCTGACTTAGTTATACAATGTAAATGCGGCAACACACAAACACTTAACACAGGAATGAACGACGGTCTACAGTTGTTACTCTTTCCAACAGATAAATCATTCGTTAAATTAATGTGTGATAAATGTGATAGCGAATTAACTCTTCGCCTTATAGAAGGGGTAAAGCCGGAAGATGTCAATGTTACTGAAACAAGTACAGAGATAAAAGATGAAGGCGTACCAAAAGAAAATAAGCAAGAAGAAATTTTATAGAGAATACGTCAACGTACTTAATGGTGAACTTCGGCTCTCTCATAGGGAGGCTGATGTGTTCTCCGTGTTACTGCAAATAAACGCAGAATGGGGAAACATGGTAGAACAAATAGGTAACGTATTAAGTACAGACGTAAGACGACAACTCATGCGTGAGACTAGAATTACTAAAACAAACCTTGCAAGATACATTAATATACTAGTGGAAAAAGGTATATTAGTACAAAACGAGGATGATAGTTATACTCTTAACAACTTGTTTGTACCGGAAATAATTGACAATGTATGCGATATAATGTTTAGGATAGAAGTTTTAGATTAACATGGCTGAGGTTATATATAAACAGATAAGTAAGTTGGTGGGGAAAGATGTGAGGTTGGTGAGAACTGCTGCACATCACCCTTTCAACTTTTTTTCTGATGTAATGGAGAATACTAAAAACCACAGGCCTGTTAGGTTTAGATACCTGGGAGCTTTTATGGTTAAACCTAATTGGCGTAAAGGGTTGCAGAAAGTGGATAAGATAGGGTATCCTAATGAAGGGGATGTGATATACGCAAAAGTACCTGAATTTAAATATAAAAAAGTGTATTCTAACTTAAAGCGAGGGTTTATAAAAGAAGGGGACTTTCATGCAGATGATGGTTCTGTAATATGTAAATTAGGTGAAATTAAGTTTTGGTCTTCAGTAATTGATTCCGAATAGTATATCAGATTTATAACCAGTGTGCGTAACAAAAGTTTGTAAAATACGTACACCTTGTATGGCAAAAATTTTTGATATAAATAACGGTGAAGTTGTTATAACTCCTGAGGCATTAGCCATTCCGATATATAAAGCAATTTGGGATGGGGACAAGTCTAAGTCTAAAGATAAAGCAAAGAATGAAATCAAGTATGTTGTTTATCTTTGTGACCAGGTAAAGTCACCGTACAAGGATTTTCCTGAGTATGAGAAGGCCACAGTTATAAAACAAGACCTATTTAAAGATAAGAACTGGATACCAAGTGAAACTGTAGAGTGGGCGTGCAATACATTTATAAAGATGTATGAAACGCCTGCTATACGTTTACTTAGAGCGTCTAAATCAGCTGTTGACAAGCTTGCTATCTACCTGGAAAGTGTAGATTTTGAGAAGCTTGATGTCAACGGTAAGCCATATTCCGCAAGGGATGTGGTTTTTAACTTAGGTAATATTGGTAATTTAGTTAAGTCTTTAAGTATGTTAGAAGACGCTGTGCGTAAAGAACAGTCCGAAGGAAGTAGAGTGCAAGGAGGTACAGAAGTACATTACTTCGAAGACCCAGATAATGAATAAATATGAAAAATGATTCATAGAGAATCAAATGGGGTGTATGTTATAGAACCTAAAAGAATAGAAAATTCTGATAAGTTCAGGCAAGCTGCAATCCATTTTCAAAAATATGGATATTATACATCAGCCCCTGTAAGTACGACAGCTTATCTAGAGTATTGGCGTGAAGAACGTAATAGATGTTTACAAGGGTATTATGCAGATGACGGTGAGTGGATTTCCGGTTACTTCTATTTCTATTTAAATTATTGTCCCATACTTTTAGTAAGGGAAGAAATATTAACAGATTCACGTAATAACTCACGTAAAATAATCGTTCGTAAAAGAGATTTTCCAGATTTCTGGGACTCAGACTACGATTATTATATGGCTATTGAACATGCCGAGCGTGAAGGTAAACACTTAGTAGTACTAAAAGCTAGGGGTAAGGGATACTCTTTTAAGGGTGGTTCTATGCTATGTAGGAATTATTTTCTTATATCGGAATCTAAATCTTATGCTATAGCGTCAGAGATGGAGTATTTAACTAAAGATGGTTTGCTCTCTAAAGCTTGGGAGTTTATGGACTTTATTGACCAGAACACAGGTTGGGCTAAAAAACGTCAGCAGTTAAATAAAATGATACACAGGCGTGCCTCATACTTACAAACTGATGACAGGGGTATTAAAACTGAGAAAGGTTATCTATCAGAGATAATGGGTATTAGTTTAAAGAATGATCCAGATAAGGCTAGGGGTAAGAGAGGTAAGCTTATACTTTGGGAAGAAGGTGGTAAGTTTCCAGATCTTGTAAAGGCTTGGCAGATTGCACAACCTTCAGTTGAAAACAATGGAGTAGCCCACGGTTTGATGGTTGCTTACGGTACCGGAGGTTGTGTTTGTGCTGGGACTAAAGTGTGGAATAATGAAGGTAATCTTATAAATATAGAAGATTTAGTACACAGTGAAGGTATATTGGGGTATGATGGAGAAAAGGTATCAAAAGAAGAAATAACATATTGGCAACCTCCCACACAAAAAGAATGCTATAGATTGACAACAAATACAGGGAGAACGTTAGAATGTAGTAATGACCATCCAATATTAACAGCTTCTCAAAGTAATGGTTTTTTAGGACATATAGAAGATGGTTTCTTTTTAGAGGCAGAACATCTTAGAGTAGGTAATAAGATTGCGGTTATTGATGAGGTGCCTATTTTTGGGGCTAATAAAATGTGGGACCCTAGAACTGTAGGGTGGTTAATAGGAGACGGAACTTACGGTGAAAAACAATCTCCTAGGATTGCTAATTGTGAGGAAGAAATAAACGAGTTTTTAGAAAACAAATACAATACAACTATACAGTTGCAGAGATTAACTAAAAACAATAAGGTTTATAGGGAAACTTTAATAAAAGAAATTATACCAAAACTTAGAGAACTTGGAATATATGGTCAAACAAAACTAAGAAAAACTCTTCCTTTAGAAGTACATTCTTATTGTAAGAAAGATATTTGTGAACTGTTAGGGGGATTGTTTGATACAGACGGTTATGTTAATTTAAGATATAATAAAAAGAGAGGTACACCTATTGTAGAGATTAGTATTTCTTCTGCTTCCGAAAATTTATTGAATGAAGTTAGGATGTTGTTACAGAAATTGGGTATACATGGTAGAATGCGTGAAAGATTACCCAGAGAAAATAATCCAAAAGATAGAAATTCTTGGTTCGAATTTACAATTGCTGATACAGTAAGTGCTTTGCGTTTTTCAGAAAACATCAAACTGTTTCCTAAAGTTAAACAAGAAAGACTGAATAAAATAAAAGAGGTATTTTCTACTATAAAACCACATTTTACTTATATTAGAATACAAGGTACTAGATATGAAACTGTAGTAGAGATGGAGTATTTAGGTTTAAAAGACATATATAATCTTACTGCAGGTACTACTCATACTTATATAGCAAATGGTATAGTTACTCATAATACGGAGGATGCTGACTATGAAGGATTAAAAGAATTGTTTCTTTTTCCTAACGGTTATAATGCATTACCCCTTAAAAATATATGGGACGATGGTGGTGGAAAGTGTGGTTTCTTTGTACCGGAGTATGTTAATATGTACGGTATAGATAAAGAAAAGAGACCTTTAATGGATGCAGGAGGTAATACAGATTATCACATAGCTACTAGATACGCTCTTCTATTACGAGATGTTGTACTTAAAGGTGCTAACGATAGGCAGTCTATTGACCGACATATAGCTGAACATCCTTTCACACCTGCGGAAGCGTGCTTGCAATTAGCAGGTAATATATTCCCAAAAGAAGAATTGATAAGACATTTAGCTTACATAAGAAACAGCGAGTCAGTAAGTAACTACAAACAATCAGGAGATTTGGACTATGGTCCAAGTGGTAAACTTTTATGGACACCTGCTGAAAAACCAAGAGATATACTAAAGTATCGACTTAAGTCTGATGACAACAAGAAAGGTCAAATAGTTATATGGGAGCATCCAGTTGATGACCCCCCTTATGGTCTTTATATTGCCGGCTGCTTAACACCAGGTGAAAAGGTTTTAACAGATAAGGGGCTGATAGACGTAGAAGATGTTGACTACTCTTACAAACTAATATCAAAAGAAGGTAATCTTACAGACATAAAAGCTTTACTTAGATATGAAAAAAACAACGAGGATACTTATGAACTAAAGATGTCCAACACGTTTAGAACAACTCGCTTTACTAAAGAACATCCTGTGTATGCTTCCACACACAACCTTAATAGACAAAACGAAGTAAAAGAGGAATTGTTTAACTTTACTTTTAAAAAAGTATCAGAACTAAAAACATCTGACTGGGTAAAATACCCAAACTTGTACTACAACTCAGAAAAGTTTGAGATGTCTGAAGAGGCTAGAGAAACAGCGTGGGTGGAAGGACTGTGGTTGGGGGATGGTTGGTGCAGTAGAAATAAAGTGTTTGTAGTTTTTAACAAAACAGATGTAAGCCAAATTAAAAGGTTTAAATCATACATAACAAAATATACTCTTCACCAAACATATAGTGAGAGAGTAAGAGAAAACTGTGTTGAGATATCATTCTCTGATAAAGCTTTTTCAACGTACTTGGTAGAATGTTTCAGTGAGTTTGCTAATAATAAATATATATCGGAAACATTAAAAAGATACTCAATAAGTAGAAAAGTACAACTGTTACTAGGTTACCTTGATTCTGATGGTTGTGTTTACAAAGACAAAAGAAATTATTACTCAATGGAGTTTGTTAGTTGTAATCTTAAACTATTAGAAGATTTTCAAGATGTTGCATTTTCAATAGGGTTGGTGGGTAATCTAACTAAACTTAGAGATAAAGGAATATATAATATTAACGGTAGACACGGTAATCAAAACGAAGCTTACCATCTCAGATTTGGTCACAACGATACAATAAAATTTGCAGATTTAGCAAACTCAACAAGATTGACAGAGACAATATAAAATCAACTAGGGTTAGGCCAAAGACAGGGTGTTTTATAAGTGAGGATAACAAATACATTTACTTTCAAATAAGAGATATTAAAAGAGATTGCTATACGGGTACAGTGTATAATTTTGAAACAGAAGACCATACGTTTTGTACACACCACATACCCACACATAACTGTGACCCGTATGATCATGATCAGGCAGCAACAAGTGACTCCTTAGGGTCTGTGTTTATATACAAAAGATTCCAAAATTTCGAGTCGTATTATGATATATTAGTAGCAGAGTTTACAGGAAGACCTAATACTGTTAATGAATTTTATGAAACAGTTCGTAAGTTACTGTTGTACTATAAGGCTAAACTATTATACGAGAATGAAAAGCCAGGATTATTTGCTCACTTCGTAACGAAACATAGTGAGCATCTCTTGGCGGACCAACCAGACATAATAAAAGATATAATAAAGGATTCTAAAGTCCAACGTAAAAAAGGTATCCACATGGCAGTGGGTATTAAAGATTGGGGCGAGTTGAAGACTCGTGACTGGTTAAGTGAAGAATATGAACCAGGTAAAAAGAACCTAACAAAGATATTGTCAGAACCATTACTAGAGGAGTTAATTTCCTACAATAGAGATGGTAACTTTGACCGTGTTATTGCATTTATGCTTATAATGATTTATAAGGAGGAGTTACATAATAGACACGTAAAACAAACGAAGGACGACGAGCATGGTAATGATTTATTCAAGCTCCCGCTGTTCCGGAGCAGTGATATCCCTCGCTTTATTAATTTATAAATAAAACATTAATGTTAAGTACAAGTAAAAAAGCTATTTTCCCAGTTCAAAAACTACCACTAAGTCAAAAAGGCGAGAAGTGGAAAGAGGCCTGTGTGGATGGCATTATTGGAAGAGAGTCTGCATTCAGCGTTGAAAGAGAACGTATGAAGACAGCGTATGACTTGTATAACGGTATCTTTAAAGAAGAAGATTTAAAGTATGTTACGAATCCATTTAAAGTAGACGATAGCTTCCCAGTTTCGTTACAGAACTTTAATATAATCAGACCTAAGATTAACCTATTATTAGGTGAACAAAGTAAACGTCCTGACAACATCATAGTATACCAGACTAATGAAGATGCTGGTGAAAAGATGAAAGAAAAGATGAAGGGTATGATTATGGAAGCACTGTTGGCAGATATTCAAAAAGAAGTGGAACCAGGACAAGCACAGTCGGAAGAGGCTAAAGCTAAGTTCGAGGAAGAAATCCAAAAAATAACCAACTATGTTACTAGTGATTATACTAATCCTGCTGAAAAAGTAGCCCACAGTTCCTTGGAGTATTTGAAGTCTAAGTTAGACTTAAGTATGGAGGATATGAAGGGATTCAAGGATGGTTTGATAGCAGGTAAAGAGATATTTTATACAGGTATATTTAACGGTGAACCTATATCTGAAAGGGTTAATCCTATAGAATGTGCGCACGATAACGATCCAGAAATGGATAATATAGAAGATGGTGATTGGTTTGTACGTCATATGAAGATGACACCAGCATCTATCTACGATAGGTTTAATGATATTATGTCCGAGTCAGAACTTAACAGGGTTTTAGAACT